GTTCGGGGCACCAGGCCCGCCGATCGAAGTCGATCACCCAACGGTGCGACGCCGCCAGCAGCCGCAGCCGATCCATCACGCGGGCCGGGCAGCCGTCGTCGTGCACGGTGAGGATCGCGGCGCGGCGGCAGCCGCCCGCACAAATCAAGGTCCGGGTGTACATGCGGGCCGACGGATCGGCGGCGCTGTGCCGTTCCAGCGTCCATTTACTGACTGTGGTGGTCATCTCGGTGGTTCCTCCCTCGGTGTGCGGGGCCAAGCGGTCCCCGGTACCCACCCTAGCTGACAAGCCCGTGCCGGGGTAGGGGTTATGGGCTGGTTATGTCCAGGTGATTTCGCAGTTGCGGTGCCTGCGGGTGCGGTGACCGGCCCGCAGGCCGCAGCGCCGCCCGTAGCCGATGCTGGGGCAGCGGTCCGCGTCGGGGATACCGTCCAGGGCGGCGGTCCACTCCTCGACCTCCACATCGATGAGGAGGTCGTCGGCGGCGACGCCGTGGCTGCCGTCATCCCACCGGACACACCAGGTGCGGGTCCCGTCGGTGAGCGCCGCGCCGGGGCCGGTGACCACGCCGTAGTCGTCGCGGAACCGGACCGGGATACCGGTGATGATCATCGGTAGGCCGCGCTGCGGGGGACGGCGTGCCCGCACACCGCCAGCTCGGCGGCGTCGGGGGTGACCCGGATAACGCGGCGCTCCTTGTGGCAGTCGGGGCAGTACGCGAGCAGCGCGAGTTTGCGGGCCGGGTTCGGGCGGCCCATCAGGACACCGACACCCAGCGGCAGGCGGTGGCGAGCAGGTGGTCGTAGTCACCGGAGGTGGCCTCCTGCACGAACGCCTTAATCTCGGCGGTATGTCCGGCGCGGCGCAGCGCCGCGCTGACCGCCCCCATGATGACCATGGCGTTGCCGTCTTCCCCGGTGAGCTGGACGTGAATGTCCGGGTATTTAACGTCGTCCGCGGGTGTGGGTTGGGCCTGTTCGGCGACGGCCCGCGCGACCGTGAGTACGGACACCCAATCGGGGATGTCCGTAGCGGGGATCCACGGGGCGTGGAATCCGACGTGCCCGTCAGGCCACACGGTGACCGCGGCCTGACCCTTGCTGACGTGGTGGCCGGGTTGGTAGCTGAGGGGACGTACGGTCACCCCGGGTTCGTATGGAACTGGCATAGTGGTCGGTTCCTCCTGGCGTTTTGGTTTAGTAAGAGCACTCACCGCGGGGCCTGGAGTTTTATGTCTGCAATGTGCACGTAGTTCTCAAGGGTGCCGGTATCCCACTGAACACCCACGTAGCCGCTATACAGCTCAGAAACGATGGTGCCGCAGCGTCGACTGCCACCGATCTGCCGACAACGTGCACCAACCTGGTTCTTGCGCCAATCATGCAGTTCGTCGCTCATTTCCCCTCCTGGGCGTTTCGTGGTGGGGCTGATCGTTCGGCCCCGCACAGTTAGCATAGCTCCACAAACCCGGTTTCGGGTAGGGGTTGTGGGTAGTGGTTCGGCTAGGATGCCCGGTGTGAGTGATCTGATCGGCACCACCACCACCACCGAACCCGCCGAACTGCGGCTGTATCACCGCAACCCGCGCCGCGGCGACGTGCAGGCCATCGCGAACAGTCTCCGATCAAACTCGCAGTACCGACCGCTGACCGCGAACATCGGCACCCTGACCGGCCGGCCCAATGAGATCCTGGCCGGTAACCACACCGCGATGGCGCTGTGGGCGCTGGCCGAGGAGGATCCCGCCGACCCCCGCTGGAAATCGGTGCAGGTGCATTGGGTCGACGTCGACGATGAGGGCTGCCGCCGCATCGTGCTGGCGGATAACCGGACCGCGGAGCTGGGCGGGTTCGACACCGCGGAGCTGGTGGCGTTGCTGGACGGCATGTCGGGGGTGGAGCTGGCGGATGTCGGGTACAGCCTCGCCGACTACGCGGACCTGCAGGCCGCGCTGGAGGAGCAGGACACCGACCTGACGGCGATCCTGGATCGGGCGCCGCCCCGCACCGGGGAGGACGGCCTGACCGCCGGTAAGGACATCACCGAGCAGGCCGACGCCTACCCGGACGGCGCGACCCGGATGATTGTGCTGATGATGTCGATCCCGGATTTCGTGTGGGCGCAGGACAAGCTGGAGACGCTGCGCGCGCAGCGGGGCGTCGAAACGAACACGGCGGCGGTGTTGACGCTGCTCGCGGACTGGAGCGGGGATGCCCCACCCACGCAGGTGTGATGCGCCGCGCCGCCTCACCAAACAGGAGGCGACCGCGCTGATCGGGGTGAAACCGCAGGCCGAGCCGTGCAGCGAGATCACACCCGGAACGGTGATCCATGACGCCGAAACCGGGGAACCGATCCTCGGGTACATGCCGCTGCAAGATGCGGGGCCGCTGCGGCGGGCGCTGCTGCAGGTCGACATTCCGGCTGGCGGGGTCCGCCGGAACCGGAACTACATCTCCCGGTCCCGCACCTTCGGGTATATGCCGCGCCGCCCGCAGATGGGGCGGGAAGCGTGCGGCCTGACATCCATCAGTAGGGAACGCCCCGACATCGCGCAGGTGTTGGAAAGCTACGCCGACCAGCTGTCCCGCACCCTGGCGGTGATAGTGCCCGGCATCGCCGACGCCGACCGGGCCACCCTGGGGCAGGTGCTGCCGCAGTGGCGGCTCGGGGCGGAGAAGCGGTGGACCTCCGGGGTGATCAACGACACCGCGCAGCTGCCCTACCATCGGGATGGTTTCAACTTTCCGACCTGGTCGGCGATGCCCGTGTTGCGGCGCGGCACCCGCGGCGGCTACCTGCACGTCCCGGAGTACGGGCTGGTGATCCCGTGCGCCGACTCCACCGTCGTGTTCTTTGAGGGCTCCCGCTGGGTGCACGGGGTCACCCCGATCAGCCGCCTGAAGAAGGGTGAGGGCTACCGGATCAGCGTCGTGTATTACGCGTTGCGGGGGATGAAAAACTGCCGGGAAGCCGCCGAAGAAACCGCGTACGGCCGATCGAGACGGACCGAGCGGGAGCACGCGATGGCGCGGCGGCTCGCCGACGGGGACACGATGATCCCGGGCCGGCACTGATGGATTATCGGGTCGCGATCCCCTCCTATCACCGGGATCAGCGGATCGGGGAGGCGACGCTGGGGCTGCTGGCCCGCTCCAACATCGACATGGACCGGGTGTCGGTGTTCGTCAACGATGACGCCGAGCGGGAGAAGTACACCCCCACTGTGCGGGCGGTGGGGGGGCGGCTGCGGGTGATCGGGGCGACCGGGATCGGGGCGGCCCGCAACTGCATCGCCCGCGCGTATCCGGTCGGGACGCCGCTGCTGGTGATGGATGATGATGTGACCCGGTTCATCCGCCGCGTGGACGCGAAAACCATTGTCGATGTGCCCGATATGGCGGCGGTGATCGAGGAGGGGTTCGGGTACGCCGCCGACACGCTGTGGTGTGTGTACCCGGTGCCGAACCCGTACTTTATGCGGGGCACGGTGCGGCGGGCCGGGTTGTGGTTCGCGTGGGGCGCGTTCTACGGGTACCGGGTCAGCAACCAGCCCCACGAACTGGTCAGCATCGACCACGCCGAAGACTATGAGCGGTCGATCCGGTTCTTCGAGGCCCGCGGCGCGGTGACCCGGCTGGATATGTACTCGTTTTTCTCCCGGATCTGGAAGGAGCCGGGCGGGCTGCAGGACACCCGGACCCGGGAGCACATCGACGCGGGGGTGCGTTCCATCACCGACCGGTGGCCGCACCTGGCGCGCCGCACCGTGAACGCCGCCGGTATTCCGAATGTTCGGCTGGTGACGCCGAAGCGGGTATAACACCGGTGGTGGGCGTCGAGAAGCGGTACGCGGACCTGTCGGCGGGGTGGCGCCCCGACTCCCGCGCCGCGATGGTCGACTACCTGTCCTCGGAGGCGAAGCGGCAGATCATCAAAGGTGCCTACGGGGACGCCGCCGACGTCGCCGCCGCGCTGGACCCCAACTACACGATCACCCCGGCGCTGCGGCTGATCGCCGCCGACATCGAGAAAGTGTTGACCCGACCCCGGCACAACCTGTGTGTCACGATGCCGCCCGGAGAGGGTAAATCCACGCTGTGCGCCGTGTACACGCCGCTGCGGGCGCTGATGCTGAACCCGGCGTGCCGCGTCATCCTGGCCACCCACGGCGACGCGCTGGCCGCCGAGCATTCCATGCTGTGCCAACGGCTGATCCGGGAGCACGGCTCCGGCGTCGTCGACCCGATCACCGGGGTGCAGATCGACGACCGGCTCGGGTTCAAGCTGGCGCCGGGCGCCGCGCAGATCAAGGCGTGGAAAATCGCCGGGGCGCGGGGCGGCATGCTCGCCGTCGGCTGGGGATCCTCCATCACCGGCCGCCCGGCGGACCTGTTCATCATCGATGATCCGATCAAGAACCCGATGGAGGCCGACTCGGCGAATCACCGCCGCAAAATGGCGGAGTGGTTCGCGGCGGTGGCCCGCACCCGGCTGTCCCCCGACGCGTCCATGATCATCATCCAGACCCGCTGGCACCCGGAGGATTTAGCGGGCTGGGTGCTGAACAAAGAGCTCGATATGGGGCCGGTGTGGCGGACCTGGCGGCACATCAACATCCCGGCGATCGCCGAGGCCGGCGTCAAGGACGCGTTGGGGCGGGAGGTGGGGGAGGCGATGGACTCCGCGCGGGCCGGGCGGGATAAGGCCGAATTTGAGGCGGCCCGCCGCGACGTCGGGGAGCGCACCTGGCAGGCGATGTATCAGGGTAATCCGCGGCCGCACGCGGGGGGCCTGTTCAAACGGGAGTGGTTCGAGCTGCCCGCCGACCCGCCCGCGAATCCGGTCGCGACGATCGTCGGGATCGACCCCGCCGACACCGGGGAGGGCGACGCGACCGGCATCATCGCCGCCG